CATATCCGGGAATGCCTGTCATGACTGGTCTCCGTGAACTATCGGCGGTTCGTCGTCGGCGGGAAATTTGACGCCCTTCTCACGGGCGTAGTCCATCGCCCAGACCAGCCGCCCAATTCGCCTATCCCTAGCTGCAATTGTTCGCGTCAAATCTTCCATGCGCTTCCATGCGGCGTGGAGCTCGGCGCGCAAATTCGCCTCAACAGCAACCTCGCCAATTAGGCGCTCGCCAAGCTCTTTGCGGTATTTCGCGAGCGCGTCATCCCGTTCTTTCTCCAATTCTTCGACGCGCTTCTCTGCCGCTTCGGCGCGAGTGTTAAGGTGGCGAATACAATCTTGAACCGCGCCAATGTAGCCACATTCATCGCGGGCAATTCCGCACTCATTAAATAAAGCGCGCACTTCATCCCGCTCTTGTTCCAATTCCTCAATGCGGGCGGCGGCCTCGTGTCGCAGGTCATAGGTCGGGTCATAAGAACCCAAGCCGAGAGGGAACCTTAAGCGCTCCGTCAGTGCTTTCAGCTTTGCGATGTCGGCGGTCATCACCTCTGTTCCTTGTTTAGCGTATGCGCGTGAGCATGACGTTCTTTCGCACGCGCCGCTTTATTCAGACGCACATAACGTTCGCCAGCTTCACCCCATCCGACTTTGGCGAGTTCTTCAAAGCACGTTTCGTCGCCATCTATAGCCATGTCGGTCATGTCGCGCGTGTTCCGACAGTGCCAATTGTCAGCGCGGCCACACCATCTGCATGCGCTCATCATCCCTGCTCCTGTGAGAGTGAGGCGAGGGCAGCTTCTGCAAATGACTTGCCAACCATGCATGCTACTCGCAAGAACTCAGCGTCGTCGCGTTTGTGCTCTGGAATAGATAAACCCCGCAGAGCTTTTTCAATGTTCTCTCGTGCAGCCTCCACGGCTTCCTTCACTGGCTGCGGGCGTGTGTAGAGGGGGCGTTCTTCCACCTCATAGCTTGACCCAATAGTCTTAGGCGCGCGTCCATCGGACCACTCTGTCCATTCCCCAATGCTCTTGCCGATGGTTCTGTAGCGCCTTTGCCATGCCACCGGCTCGTCTGATTGTTTTGCATTTGCCGCTTCAAGATCGGCGCGACTTCCAAACATGCTCATGGTGAGTGGCTCGTCTGACACTGGTTGCACGGGCGGGGTTAGCGCGGCGGCGAGCATGGCGATATAATGCCGCCGCATTCTCACACAGTGCCGCTTGCGCATTTCATTGCTCTCGCCCGCCTGACCAAAAGACGCTTCAAGCATTTCATCTGTCGGCTCTTTCGGAACCAACTGCCATCCGTCGGGGACGGCGGCGCTCTCCGCAGCGGGAGAAGCGAGGGCGACGTGTGCATCCTTGATCGCTTTCTTCGCCGCTTCCCACTGTTGAAAACGGCCTTCGGATAGTTCATCCGCTCTGAATTGAGCGATGAAAGCGTATGCGCTGTCCAGCGCGCGCTCTACGGCGTCAGTCATGGCGTGCATCCATTTGATTGGTTGCCCCACACCGCCCAACCATCGCGTGGGCCGCGAGCATACATTTCGAGGCGCGGGCTTGGTGATAATCGCTCGACTAGCGTAAAAAACTCTGCCGGCTTCTCACTGTGGCGGCCACGCGGCCAATCAAAACACGTGCCGTTCGTCGCTGGTGCGTGTCTGCCCCCGTGACCGAACGGATTTCCGTGACGGCTACCGATCCGAGAGACAAGAACGTGCTCAGTGTTACATTGGAAGCGCCCCGTGCCGACGCCGGGTTTGCGCCACGTCAGCATAATAATGGGTTCTGCGCCCCATGCACGCGCCACATCGTAGGTCCAATCCAAATGCTGCGTAACGCCCCATATATATAGGTGCGCTTGATCAGCGATGCGTGGGCGCAACCCTATAATCTCAGGTACGCTGAGGGTGGCGTAGCGAAGCTGAGGGCTGGATTTTGGAGCGCCACCGTTCGTTATCGCCATTTTGGGTTGCCACGGAGGATCGACAACGATCGTTCTATATGCCTGTGCGTGCATCATTGTTACGCTCGCCCTTCTTCCTGCGCGGCATCAGCGCGCTCTTCGGCGTCAGTCATGGCGAGGGGTCCTTTGTGAGCGCATCGAACATTGCGTGCGCGGTTCTAGAGTTAATGTCTTTTCCCACGCTCCAATAAGCGCGTACGGCGGCGCGGTTTTGCTCGTTGATCTTTCGATAGATGCGCCAATCTGTCGAAAGCAACCATGCGCCGCCGAGCGCAAAACCGCTGAACCACACGATGATATAAAGGATGATGTCGTTCACCTTCTCGTCTCCCTACATCTCATCGGCGCGCTGAATAGGATGGGGAGGTCGCTCATGACGCGCTCCGGGGAGTGGGGGAGGGGGAGATCGTGACGACCTCGATGCCGGCGGCTCTTGCTCGGGCCACCATGTCAGCGGTGCCGCGACCGCCTGGGAACGCGATCACAAGATCAGGGCGGCCCTTGTCGATCATCGCCTGATTGCGGATCGGGCCAGCGGCCTTGCCGTGCTTGTCCCACTGAGCCGGGAAGCGATGCCGGGCGACATTGTTCGAGGCGGCCCATGATTCCGCTAGGGCGTCAGCGCTAGGCGCTCCGCCGTGGATGATGCAGTCGATTCCGATCAGCCCATGATACGCATCAAGTTGCGACCAGACGTTTCCCAGGTCGTCATAGTCCCGCCCGCCGCAGACCAGCACCCTCAGCCCGGCCATCAGCGCCCTCCCGGAAGGGAGGGGCGGGGGCCGGTTTCAATGTTCCCGCCTGATCGCGGTCTGTTTCCGGAATGTCCGGATAGGTATGAAACCACGAAGCTAATGAAATTAAATACTTGGCGGTTGTTTCGTTTACGGGCGGTTAAGGATGGCATTGGCTAGTTTCCGTTATTTATCAGTTGCTTGAGGTTTTCTGGTTTCAGCCACCTGATAAACCAGTTTCAGAGCGCCGTTCTCGGCCCGTTCGAAGACATCCATGCCGGCCTGAGCGTTCGCCTCCCGGTCAATGCCTTTGGAATACCGCATGACCATTGCAGGAGACATCCGGAGCTGGTCGGCGATCTGCTGGTGCGCGACGCCTTGGAGGCGGCGGTCGCATACCGCCATTGCGCGCAGATCGTGGAGGGTAGCATCCGGAGGGATCGCGTTGTCGCGAGACCTGAACATCCGCCAGACCCCTCGGAGATATTCTTCGCTGATCCTGCGGCCTCCGATCGTCAGGTACGGGGTGACTTTGTTGACGCCCCATCCGTCGATCACGGCCAGCGCCTCCTTCTGGATCGGCACGAAATGTTTGACCCCGCGGAGCTTCTGGACCGTGAATGCGATCCCGTTCCTGTCGCGATTGCCGGGCAGCATGCGGACGAGATCGACGGCGCGCTGTCCCGTCGCCCGTCCGAGCACGGCGGCGCGCATTATGACCTCCGGCGCGCACTTGAGCACATGGGCGTAGGTAGCCTCTGACCAAGGCTCGGAGCCCTCCACGTCCTCGCTTAGCGGCTCGATGCCTATCGCGACATTGATCTCGGCATAGCCCTTCTTGACGCCCTCCTTGAGCAGGGTCCGCAGGACGCGGACCGTCAGATTCCCCATGGAAGGGCGATCGGCATAGCGATCCAGAAGCTCATAGATATTCTTCGGCCTGAGATCGCGGACCGGGAGGGCGCCCCATTTCACGTCTATGGCGTCGAGGGCGATTCCGTAGGTTCTCTTGCTCGACCCGCTCAAGCGGGCATAGCCCGGGGTTTCGGTCTTGTAGTGCTCGATCAAAGCGCGGAACGATCCGGCCGCGGCCCTCTGCGTGGCCCCGCCTTCGTTCAAGCTCTTGGCCTTAGCCCAGAACTCGGGATCGTTCGGCTCTGGCAGCCTCACGAGCGGACCATGATCCGGCCGCCCGCGGCGCGCCTGGAAATAGTAGTGGATCTTCCCAGACGGGCGTTTGACCCGGAAGACGTTGTCAGGCAGCGGCACGGCGCCGGGGCCTCTGCGACGGCTCATTGTTCAGTCCCTCTGTGAACGGATCGAAGGCTGGGGTTGGGGCAGCCTTCGGGTCAAGCGCCGCGATGATCTCATCCCATCGCCAGAGCTTGACGCCCTTCTTGTGGATTTTGGCCCCAGGAAGCGTGCCGTCCCTCACCCAAGCCTCGAAGGTCTCGACGCCTATATCTAACTCGCGCGCTGCGGTGCGACGGCGAACGAATGTCGGCGTCGCCCCCTCGTCTCTGCGGGCGGTCATGGGCGCACCTTTCTTGCGCGCTTGCTAACCCTGAAACCGTGGCGCTCCAGACAATCGCGCATCTGATCGAGCGCATACGACGAGAGATTGCTAGCCTCGCGTGCTGTAACGCCGTCATTGCGCCCAACGATGACGACTTGATCGTCATCTGCATGGGCTTGGCTGATGACCTTGCCGAACCCAAAATAGGTGATTTGCGGATCGCGGTCTCGCGCCGTCCAGCCTTGGATGGCATGATCCATTTGTTCGAGCGAACGATATGCTCCACCGTGATGATCGTTGTAGATCACAGCCACTGTATTGTAGCCCATCACCGCCGCTCCGGAACGTGAGGAACATCGCCGTAGTCAGGCGGCAGATCGGCGTCGCTGATGTCGGCGCCGAGAACGAGGCCGAGCAGAAATGTGCAACTCGCCAGAATTGCCGCGAAAATCCCGCAGGCAAATCCCCACCAGAGGATTGCGTCAGAGGGTGTCATGCGATGCTCCTATATAGCGGACGAGGAGGAAAGCCTGATTTTGTGTATTCTCGTGACGGCTTCTTGCGCGCAGGGATCGGAGGCTTGTCGGCCTCGACCCTCAGATGCGCAGCCTCCACACGCTTGGCCTTCGCGATGTTCGCGGCATCCGACTTCGTCTTTTCCTTGTGGCACGCGACGCAGAGGAGCTTGCAATTCGCCAATTCCGCGTCGCCTCCCAACTGATCAGGGATGACGTGATCGAATTCGAACTTGTTGAGGTGAGGCATAGCGCACCCCTCGCAGAGTTCTCCCGCTCTGGCGCGAGCCGCACGTTTCACTCGCTCCGAAAAATTCGTGCGAGGCTTTGAATAGGAGCCGACCGGGCGAACGGTAGCTGGGGGCAATGCCCGGTCGGCAGGCCCGGCGGGATTGCCGGGATTTTCTGGATGCGAGGTCATGCCGCCCTCGCGAGTTCAGTCGGGGCAACGCCAATCATGTTGGCGATCACGTCCATGATCGCGGTTTTGCTTTCCTGAAACTCCTGCTTGTTCATAGCCCGGCGTGACTGGCTCTTTGCGGTGCGGACAAGAACATTGTGCCGATGCACGACGACGTGCGCGAAATCGTCCATCCCTCGCATGGCTGCTGCGACGCGCAGCGCGGCTGCATTGGAACCGGCGTCAACGATCGTCTCGTTGTAATATCCGGCTTCGATCAATGCACGCTTCCGTAGATGCTCGGGCGTCGGATAGATCATCGCCAGATTCTCTGGCAAGTTCGAATGAGCCTCCCGGAGCCATGCAAATTCGTGCTTATGCGTCGCGTCGGAACGATGCTCTTCGACCGTCAGCCTATAGGTCTCGCCAATGACGAATTGCTCATCAGCGCGTTTTGCGAAGCCTCGGGCTGGCGTCATTGTCTCGCCGTCCCAGGTGAAGGGCAGGGGGTAGGTCATCACGCGGCTTTCCGTTCGATGATCGCCGCCAATTGAGCTACCTTCGTGTTCATTTCGTCCAAGAAGGCGATAACGGATGATTCCAAATCGGCGATGCGCTGGTGATCCCGCTCTACGCGCCTCACAAACAGCCGCATTGCATCAGGGAGACGTGGATCGTAGCTGACAAAGTCGCACCACATGCGGCCCGTGCAGGCCATCTGGAATTGCATCTGCACGATGTATTTGTCGGCGATTGATCCGCTCAGAAGCGTGTCAATATGCGTCGCGGTGCCTGGGCACTTGATTTCGACAAGACCGTTCGTTCCCACCAGCCCGTCAGGGCTCGCCCCAGCATCGCGGATGCGGTTGTGGACAACAAAGCCAACCTCCTGCACGTCTTCATCGGCGTGCCACGCATAGGCGGCGCGCGCCTCCGGCTCCTTCTCCGTTCCCCATGCCATTGCGGCGCTGGTGAATTTCTCGGACGGTTCGCCAGTCAGGCGCTCGGCAATCAATTCAGCCATGTAATTGGAGCGCGATGCGCCCCAGCCGGATTTCGTGCGTGCAATCACGTCAGCAACCCGCGACGCGGTCACCTTCGCGAGGCGGGCGGCGCGCCATTCCGCTGTTCGCTGTTCGAATTGCTCGCTCATTTGCTGGACGCCTTCTTCCGAAGCGCTTCCGTCGCCCGGTCATAATCCTTGGACCGGATCAGGCTGACATCAGAAACGCCCATGAAGTTGAGAAAGCTCTTCTCGTCAGCGCCAGACGCCGCGATCATGTCGCGAATGTTTTGCGCCTCGTCGCTATCTATCGTGTCATTCCCGCCGGCTGCTTGAGCGTCATCGTCGTTCGATACCGCCAAGCCGAGAGCTGCTTTCAGCGTATAGCGCTGGAGATAGGTAACGGACGATGCGACGGCTTGAAGATTGTTTTTATTGCCGCTGCTATCAGGACTCGCGGAAAGCGTTGTTTCCTCGATATGTCCCTGCGAATGACGTAGCTTACACGTCACTGTGACGCGACCGCCGGCCTCAAAATCCTGATGCGTCTTAAACGTGTAGGAGAGGCCATACTTGGTCAGAATGGGGTCGACAGTGCGGGCGATTTCCGCCAAGTCCTCATGGCGGTAGTTGGTATCGGCCCCGCCATTCTTCGCCTTGAAAAATACGTGGCGGTTCTTCGCGATTGGACCGATCTCGCCTTTAGCCTGAGCTAGCGCGGCATCGAACGCCATCCGCGATTGCGTCGCCATCCATCGCTCTTGCAAGTCAAGAAGCCTGGCAAGAAGTTCAGGGGAGGCCCCCGAGGAATAGGCGCGCTCAAGAATCGCACCGGGAGTGACGACGACCGGTAGTTGTTCGCTCATAGGCGCTTCTTGGATTGCGGTGCTCATGCTCCCAACCTCATCAGTTCAGCGTTGACAGTGCGGAGACGCGCATAGAGATGGTAGCGCGTCCTGTGGTGTCGTTTCGCCATCGCGAGATTGTCGCGAATGGCTTGGCGTTCTTCTCTCAGGCGAGCGACGCGACCGCGATTGAGCCAGCGCCAGAGCGATTTCAAGGACGCGTTCATCTCGCTCTCCTATTCAGCGGCAGCGGAAGCGCTGGCTTCGAGATCAGCCATTCGCTTCATGTCCGCGAGCGCCTCTTCGTTCGTCTCGTAGAATTTCGTCGGGCTGATATGCAGAGGCGACGATTGACGGACAATCAACTGCGCTGCGAGCGCAGTGTCGTGGAAGCGTTCAAGCGCGTAGCCGGCCTCGCCGGCGAGATGAACGACCCAACCGGCGCGGCAATGCGTTGTCCCGCACGTATGCCAATCGCTCATATCGAGAGCCTTCGGGGCAGATGCGGCTTCAAGCACCCGTTGATGAATATTCTCGACGCGAGGCACGATCGGCGGCGAGAAATCCCCGATGTGTTCTTTCTTGTCCGAGCAGCGCGAGCAGCGCGAGCAGTACGAGCAGTCCGAGCAGTCCGAGCAGTACGAGCAGTACGAGCAGTACGAGCAGCGCGAGCAGTCCGAGCAGTACGAGCAGTACGAGCAGTACGAGCAGTACGAGCAGTACGAGCAGTACGAGCAGTACGAGCAGTACGAGC